TCTCAAGAAGTTTGAAGCAACTGTCAGATGTTGCACGCAAAATGGCATACGAGGTGGATCCGCGACAGTCCACTTCCCAATCTGGCACCAAGAAATAGAAGATATTTTAGTTCTTAAGAATAATAAAGGAACTGAAGATAATCGTGTCCGTAAACTTGATTATTCTATTCAAATTAGCAAATTGTTTTATGAAAGGTTTATCAAAGATGAAGAGATTACTCTCTTCAGTCCCCACGACGTACCTGGACTTTATGATTCTTTCGGACTCCCTGGTTTTGACGATCTCTATATTTCATATGAAAAAGATTCGTCCATTCCGAAAAAGACTATTAAGGCGCAGGAACTTATTCTTAACCTCCTTAAAGAACGTGCGGAAACGGGTCGTATCTACCTTATGAACATTGATCATTGTAATTCCCATTCTTCTTTTAAAGATAAAGTGAATATGAGTAATCTATGTGTTGCTGGTGATACAAAAATTTTTGTTGAGGTTGATTTGGGAAAACCTGATGTTTTTGACTTATGCGAATCAATTGCTACTGATTATGTTTCATTAATGTCTAATGTATCTTTTACTATTAAAATTGAAGATTTGCAAAAATTGATTGATAATGGAGTTAAAATTGAAAATATAAAAGTTGCTTCTTATAGTTTTGAGGATAATTTCTTTTCTATACAACCAATTACTGCTTTTGCACAAACTTCACCAAAAGCAAAGGTAATGAAAATTACTGACGAAGAAAGCGGTAAAAGTATTGTGGTAACACCAGATCATAAAATATTCACAAAAAATCGTGGATATGTAATGGCAAAAGATCTAACTGAAACTGACGAATTAATGATACTTGACATATAAAATAGATAGGAAGTGTAATGTCTGTATTTTATAAATAGTTATGAGATTACACTTCCTATAATGAAAACATATATTGTTTATAAAATTACCAATAAAAAAAACGGAAAACCTTACATAGGAAAAACAGAATACTCTTTGGAGCATCGTTGGTCTCGTCATTTATCTTCGGCAAGAAATGGTTCTAAATTTAGATTTCATTCTGCAATTAGAAAATATGGAGAAGATTGTTGGGACTTATCTGTGATTGAAACTTACCAAACTGAAGATGAAAACTTTATTAATGAAAAAGAAACTCACTTTATCAAACTCTTTGAAAGTGATAGTAAAGGTTATAATGCCACTTCAGGAGGAACTGGTGGTTGGATGCTTCCAAGATGCTCACAGGAGGTTCAGGAAGAGTGGAGAAATGGTATTTCCATAAGAACTACTGGTTATAATAATCCAAACCATTCTGGTTATAGTGATGAACAATTAATTGATTTTGGAATGAAGTTTATCAACAAATATAAATTTATTCCTGGATTAAAAAGATTAATTAAATTCTGCCAAAAGGAATTGAATGTAGAGTTTCCTAAAAGTTTTTCTAAAAATAGATTTGGAGGAAAAAGAACAAATTATACTAAAATTCTTGAAGAAAGAAGTGGTTTAAAATTTAATCCAAATCATAGGACTTTAGAAGAAAGAAAAAATCTTGCCAAAAAGGCATCTGTAAATTCAACTATTATGTGGCAAAACAGGAGAAACAAAAATGCTTAAGATTGAATACTTAGAAGAAGAAATTCCAGTTTATGATATTACAGTAGAGGATACTCATAATTTCTTTGCAAATGATATTTTAGTTCATAATTGCCAAGAGATTACACTTCCGACTGATCCCATTCAACATATTGATGACAATATTGGAGAGATTGCTTTATGTATTCTTTCCGCAATTAACGTCGGTAAAGTAAAGTCGGATGAAGAACTTGAAGAACTTTGCGATCTTTCTGTTCGTGGACTTGAAGAACTCATCGATTATCAGAAGTATCCTGTAAAGGCAGCAGAGATTGCTACAAAGGCACGTAGGTCTCTTGGAGTCGGTTTTATTGGTCTTGCTCATTATCTTGCTAAACTTGGATTTAATTATGACTCTCAAGAAGCGTGGAATGCTGTTCACGGACTTTCTGAGTCATTCCAATACTATCTCTTGAAAGCATCTAATCAGATTGCTAAAGAGAAAGGTTATTGTGAGTACTTCGGTCGTACTAAGTATGCTGATGGAATTCTTCCTATCGACACTTACAAAAAGGATGTAGACGAAATTTCATCAATTACACTTCAACATGATTGGGAAGAACTTAGAGCATCCATCCTGGAGCACGGTCTCAGGCACTCAACACTGTCCGCACAGATGCCTTCGGAGAGCAGTTCCGTTGTGTCAAATGCCACAAATGGAATCGAACCACCTCGCGGTTTCTTGTCCGTTAAGAAATCCAAGAAAGGACCACTCAAACAAATTGTTCCACAATATCACGCACTTAAGAATAATTACACGCTTCTTTGGAACATGGATTCCAATCGCGGTTATATTAATGTTGTTGCTATGATGCAAAAGTTCTTTGATCAAGCGATTTCTGGAAACTGGTCTTATAATCCAGAAAATTATCCCGATAATGAAGTTCCCGTGTCAGTGATGGCACACGATATGCTTTACTCATATTCTGTTGGTTGGAAAACAAGTTATTATCAAAACACTTACGATATTAAAACCGACGAGGTAGTAGAAGAACCAAAACAAGACCTCCAATCACTTCTTCAAGAACTTTCTGGTGCCGAAGAGGAAGATTGCGAAAGTTGTAAAATTTGACGAAAGTGTAAAGACCTGTTATTATAAATAGTAATAGGTCTTTATTTTATCTTATGGAAGGTCGCATTTACAAAATAACCAATCAAGTTAATGGTAAGTTTTATGTTGGTAAAACTATGAAATCTTTACCAACAAGGTTTTATAATCATTGTTATGATGCTATTAATAGAAATTCTACATCTTATTTCCATAGAGCAATAAGAAAATACGGCAAGGAAAATTTTATTATTGAAGAAATTGAATTATGTGAAGATAATTTAGGAAACAGAGAAATATTTTGGATTTCTAAATTAAATCCTCATTATAATCAAACTCTTGGTGGTGATGGTGGTATGCTTGGATATTCTCATACAGAAAAAACGAGACAACTATTATCGTTAAAAAGAAAAGGTAAATTTCTTGGAGAAGAAAATCCATTCTATAATCAAACGCATACAAAAGAACAAAAAGAAAAATGGAGTAAAATGAGAAAAGGGCAACCATCTCCTTGTGGATTTGCTGGAAAATCTCATAAGGAGGAAAGTAAATCGAAAACTTCTCAAACACTTAAAAATAATCCAAATGTAAAAAGAACCAAAGTATTTCAGTATGATATTGAAGGAAACTTTTTAAGAGAGTTCCAATCTATTAGTGATGCTTCTAAATTTGTAGGAACAAATCCTTCCAACATTAAATATACCTGTGAAGGAAAATTTAACCATTGTAAAGGGTATAGATGGAGTTATGAAAAACTAAATACCTAAAAGCAAAGTAAGAAATGAAAACATTTCAAGAATTTATGTATATTGCAGAAAAATATTATGAACCTAATGAAAAACTTCCTTCTGGCAAAACTCCAATGCAAAAAGCAAGTAATAAAAAATTTAAAGATAAACAACGACAAGAAAGACAAAGTAATTTAACTCTAACTAAAGTTAGACACGGGGCAGATAATCCAAATCCAAATCCACATGTAAGTCGTAAAGATAAAAAGGAAGTAAAAGTAACATCTCATTCTAGTGGAATTGATGTTCACCATAAACCATCTGGAATTACATATAAAGTATATAAAACTCCAGAATCTCCTGCAAATAATATGAATACAATAGAATGGGGACATAATAAAACTCCAAAAACAAAAGGAGACAAAATTAAAATTGCAAGAGATGCGGAAAGAGTTTGGAATAGACATGTATCTCATCGCCTACCTCATAATACAGTAGCACATAATAGTCCTTTAAGTTCGGGATCAGATGATTTAGGAAATGAACATAGAAATCGTAGAGAAAGATTGTATTCTAAACGAGGTGGATTTGGACCAAAAGATTCTGAAGGCGATCAATTTGCAAAAGTAGGAAGAAATCCATCTCGCAAACAACAAGAAAAAGGTAAAAAAAGACTTTCGCCAATTGAACCGAAACATTTGCATCGTCATACTCAATATGATGAATAATAAATTCTAACTATTTGAACTTTTTAAATAAAACTATGCAAAAGGAAACAAACATGCAGTTTAAAATTTCTTCAACAGAAGAACCTACAAATATTAAAGGAATGACAGTTTTTAATACTGAAAAAGTTGATACTAAAAAGCAACCTATGTTTTTTGGTAAACCATTAGGAGTTCAAAGATATGATTCGTACAAATATCCAATCTTCGACAAACTAACCACTCAACAACTTGGATACTTCTGGAGACCCGAAGAGGTTTCTCTCCAGAAGGATCGTGGAGATTATCAAACACTACGCTCAGAGCAGAAGCATATCTATACTTCTAACTTGAAGTATCAGATTATGCTTGACTCCGTTCAGGGTCGTGGTCCTGGTATGGCATTTATTCCATATTGTTCACTTCCAGAATTGGAAGCATGTATGGAAGTGTGGGGATTCATGGAAATGATTCACTCACGTTCATACACATATATTATCAAAAACATTTATTCAGACCCTTCTGAGGTGTTTGATACTATTATTGGCGATGAACGTATTCTGGAACGTGCTAAGAGCGTTACAGAGTCTTATGATGACTTCATTCAATCAGCACAATACTATGGAACTTCCGAACAATGGAAGCATCAACTTGAAGGAGTCTCATACGCAAAGGAATCACTCAATGACGTTAAAAGAAAACTCTATAGAGCAGTCGCAAACGTTAATATTCTTGAAGGTATTCGCTTCTACGTTAGTTTTGCTTGTAGTTTCGCCTTTGGTGAACTTAAGCTTATGGAAGGATCCGCTAAAATCATTAGTCTCATCGCAAGAGACGAAAACCAACATCTAGCACTTACTCAGAACATTCTCAATAAGTGGAGGGAAGGTGATGATCCTGAAATGAAACAGATTGCAAAAGAAGAAGAAGAATGGGTTTATAAGATGTTTGGTCGTGCTGTAAATGAAGAAAAGAAATGGGCAGATTATCTGTTCAAAGATGGCAGCATGATTGGACTGAATGATAAACTTCTTCAGCAATATGTTGAGTGGATTGCAAATCGTAGACTAAAAGCAATCGGTCTCAAACCACAGTATGATATTTCAGCAAACAATAATCCACTTCCTTGGACTCAACACTGGATTTCTTCCAAAGGTCTTCAGGTTGCTCCCCAGGAAACGGAGCAGGAAACATATATTGTAGGTGGATTGAAGCAGGATATGAAGAAGGACACCTTTGCTGGTTTCCAATTATGAGTTGAGACTGAGGTTGAATATTGCATAAATGTGGGAGGATTAAACCTCCTTTTTTAATAAATATATAAAGACAAATAAAAATTTTTGTATAAAAATGTCAAAATACTACTTAACCGAAGCTTACGGTGAGCTATACAACCCAAGAAGAGCTGATGAGACATTCTATGAGAATCTAAGATTCGTAGATTATCTTATGCAAGAAGAGATCGAAGAAGTCATGGAATCTCTTCTTTGGGAGTTTATGGATTATGGTAATACTCTTGATGAATCACATAGTTTGATTGAATCTGTATTTTCAGATAGTGTGATTTTAGAGGGAGTTTTGATGGAATTAAATCCATATGCTCCAGCTGGATCAAAAGAAGCGAGACAATATGCGAGAGCTACAACTCGTAGTAAAAGAGGAGCAGAAAGAGCAGCTGCTGTAACTGGTGCTCTTAAGAAGGCAAAAGAAACAGTTGGTAAAGCCGCTACTGGTGCTTTAGAAACTGGAAAGAAAGCTGCTGCTGGTGCATATGAGCGTGCTAAGGGACTTCCTGGTAAGGCTATGGTAGCACTAAAAGGTGTTGTTCGTAAAGGTGCTACTGCCGCTGGACGAAAAATCGAAAAATCTGGTGAGAAAGCTAGAAAGAAAGCACAAATAGACGCAGCTGGAGCTGATTATAGTAGTTCTGCTAGATCTTCTGGTGGATATTCTGTGGTAGCAGCTAGCAAAGCTAGAACAGCTGGAATAAAAGCTGCTTCCAAAACTGGCTCTAAGCGTAGAGCAATTGGTAGATATCTTCGTAAGGTAGGAGCCATGGTAGGTAGAGCTGGTAAGGGTTCTAGTGAGAATAAATCTAGAATGACTAGAGATGATCTCAGAGCAAATAATGCTCGTAGAGCTGACGCTGCCAGACAGGCAGTTGGCGATCCATTCAGTTCTACCTCTTCCGGTAGATCTACACCTGAAAGAAAATATCCAATTGAGAAGTCTGGTCAGATTACTTTGTTTGATAAACCAGTTCCTGGAAAAAGTGCTGGTGCTGATGTAAAAGTTCCTTCTGGTGGCCAAAGAAAGTTTGGAGCTACTAGAAAACCAAAAGGTGGTAGTGGTAAAAGACAATTACCTCTTAATTTGAGGGGGGCTGGGTATTCCGAAACACAGAGAGAATCAGTTGATTTTGAACTTTTAGCACAATATATCCTAGAAGATTTCATTGCAGAAGGTTATGCAAATAACTACGAAGATGCACTTGAAATTCTAGAAAACCTTTCAGAAGAGTCAATTCTTGAACTCACCGAAATGTATCTAGAAGGCTGATTATAAGCCAAAAGGGAGCATCTAGCTCCCTTTTTTAGTCTTCGGATGTAATTACAATACCATAGATGTTGTCTTTTTCTGAACTAAAAAATTTTCCTTCTACATTAGTATTATAGTAATCTTCTCTTAAAATTACATCTCTTTTAAATTGTTCCATGGTTTCATAGAAACTCATGGATTTTTTATGTGGACAAAGATATAAAATCTCTCGAAGAAATTTATCTTCTCCTAAAACTTTGACATCTGCTATTAGTTCATCACAAGAGCCAAAGTAATCTCTCCAATTACTTTCTTTCTTTTTTCTTCTTCCAGTTTTTTTATCTTTTCTTCTTTCCCAAAAATTCTTTTTTCCGATATATTTTTTTCCGTTTACGAGATTTGTGATAAGATATACAAATCCTTCCATTCCATCTGGTACTTCATCGATAATTTTTTCTTTTAATTTCCACACTTGACAAATCCATTCGATATGGTCTATTATGTATTTGAACCGAAAACTATTTATGGCGAGCAGTGAAATGTCAGTAAATGAATTGGAAAATCTAGTTCGTGATATCAAAAACTGGAGTATCAATCGATTTTCTAAACTGACTAAAAAAAATCAAATTGAAAATGCTGTTGCTTTGGAAGAAGAATTTTCTGAGTGGTTAAGGGTAGATTTTGATACCGATGAAATTGAAATTTTTACTTTGGATTGACAAAATCTAAATAATCACTTATAATGCAAAAATCCCTGTTATGAGCAGGGTATTTTATTATGAGTCTTTGATTGTGATTTAGAGCCGTGGAAAGTGCCCTTTGAGAAAAGGGTGTACCCCCTTTCTATACGGATGCCGAATTCTATTAATTAAAATGCTAAAAACTTTTACAATTGTAGCCGTATCTTTTTTAGGTGCGGTTGCAACATCAGCGGCAACACTGCCAACACCGAGTTATGCTACTACATTGAAACTTCAAGAAATTGAAGTTTTAAATTCTAGCCAAACTCAGGAGACAGCGACCAAAGAGGTTGCTCCCGAAAAACCAAAAGAAAAACGGTTGATTTGTAAAGGATGTAATGAAAATGAAAATGTTGCCCTAGCATACTTTCAGGGAATTGGTATTAAAGACAAAAACGCTCTTGCTACCATCATGGGTAATATTCGTCAGGAATCAACTTTTATTCCTAACATTTGCGAAGGTGGTAGCAGAACCTCATACTATAATTGTGGAAGAGGTTATGGTTTGATACAATTTACTTCTGCTTCTCGTTATTATGGACTGGGTGCTTTTGCTAAAAAAATAGGAGGTAATCCTTCTACTGCTGATACTCAACTTCGGTATATTACTACCGAACCACAATGGAAGAGTATTGAAAACAGAATGAGAGTTTCTGGAAAATCTATTGATAGGTATATGAATTATGCCTACGAATGGATTGGATGGGGACATTCGGGTTCTAGAACTTATTATGCCCACGACTACGCTAAAAGGTTAGTTCCTGTGGAAGTCGAAACTGATGTCTAAATAACTTTACCTGACTTGCTGACACTTTTCAGGTGAGATTGGAGTGCTTCGGCACTCCTTTCTTGTATAAATACTAATGTCAGCAAGTTAGAGTAGTATGAAACACTTTTATGTGTATTATTCCTATGAGGAATATGGAAGAGGTTATATTGGAAAAAGAGAATGTGAGTCTCTCCCAGAGGAAGATGTAAATTATTTTGGAAGTTTCAAAGATAAAACTTTCAATCCAACTCAAAAAATAATATTAGAAACTTTTGAGAGTGTTGAAGAAGCACTTGAAGCGGAATGTGCTCTTCACAATTTCTATGAAGTAGATAAAAATCCACATTTTGTAAATAAAGCAAAACAATCTTCTTCAGGATTTTATTACAATAGAACAGGAGAAAAAAATCCTTCTATTGTTGGTGATAACAATCCAGCAAAAAGACAAGAAGTTCGTGAAATACTTTCCAATCAAAAGAAAGGAAAGAATAATCCTATGTATGGATTGAAAGGAAATAAAAATCCTTTTGCTGGTAAAAAACACACTGAAGAAACTAAACAAAAAATAGGTACATTATCAAAGGTTCGTAATAGTAAAAATAGGTGGTGGGTAAATCCAGAAGGAATTACCAAATTTCAACAAGAATGTCCTGGAATAGAATGGCGTAGGGGTAGAGTTTTCATAAATAACTAAAAAGTATTTGTAAAAATGGACGCACAAGAACTTCGCAATCTTCAAGAAGCATATATGGAAGTTGTTGAAAATCAGCAACTTGATGAAGCAAGGGAAGATGAAGATTTAACACCTCTCCAAAAAATTAGAAAAAGAAATAAAGCATATGCTCTTCCTGGAGAACCTGCAGGACAACAAACTTCAAATCGTAGAGCAGAAAGAACTTCTACTAGAGGAGTTAAAAAGGAAAGAGGTGCTAAAAGTGCTTTTGGAACTATGAGGCATGTTGGTGGTCCATATAATGAACAAGCAGACCTCTACGACATCATCCTCTCACACTTACTTGATGAAGGATATGCAGAAACTGTAGAATCTGCACAAGCAATTATGGTGAATATGAGTGAAGAGTGGAGAGAAGATATTATTGAGGCAAGACAAGAAGAAGGATTACCAGATAAACAAAAAAGAAGAATTCGTAGATCAAGATTACCCTACGATGGAGGTAAGGGAAAAAGAGCAGAGACAGTAAGACAAGAATGGCATAAAGATCAAAGAGGGAAAAGAGGAGAATCTCCACTTGCGTCTAATCCAAGATATGAAAATGAACCTGGACGTAGAATCAGAGGACAAGGATATGTTAGATATAGTGATGATGATAATTGATGAATATGAGTGAGGATTGGAGACAAAGTATTCTTGGGTGATTTTGCTAAGAAGTTTGGTGGTTCGCCATCATCTCTTCACACGCAACTTGGTTATCTTACAACTGAGGTTCAATGGCAACGAATTGTAGATAGAATGAAAGTTCCTGGTAAATCTATTGATCGCTATATGAACTATACATATAGTTGGATTTCTTGGGGACATCATGGTGCAAGGACTACTTATGCTTATGATTATGCTTCCCGACTAATTCCGGTAGAAGTTTGATACAATAGAATAATAAATAGTGGGAGTCATATGACTCCTTTTTTTATGCTTAATTTTAACTTTGGAAACAAGAGACCTGATAAAAAGCAAATCGTCCTTGTGAGCGTCGTATTAAGCGTCCTGGTGGCATCACTCTCTCAATGCACTGGAGCGTCCTCAGAGAGTCTCTGGGACCTCTTAGACGAGGTGCAGAGAAGATTCTTCCCACAGACCATAATTAACGATGTTCTCTTGAAGAATCCAGGAGTCGTTAAGCGAAGAGTGGAAAGAGATGTTGATAAAGCCATTCGTGAATATGAACGCTTGACAGGATATTCAAACGAACCTAAAATACCTTTGCCGAGGTTGATATTAATAGATCCAGATAATTCTGTATGTTACTCTGAGGATTGTAAAAAACTTGGAGGAGAAATGCGTCTATGTGCTCCTTGGGTAGAAGATTGTACTTAAAGTGTATAAATAACTATCCTTCTGTAAGGAAGCAAAAGCAGCTGGTTGACATTAGAGCACCAGTACCCTATAATACTCTCATGGGTCGCGGGGGTCCAAACTTCGCTTAAATCCCACCCCTCCCATGCCTCTCATAAAAGCACAAACAGGGAGGTTTATATTTTGGGCACGTAGCATAATGGATAATGCATCAGCCTTCTAAGCTGCCGATTGCTGGTTCGAGTCCAGCCGTGCCTGTTGGAGTTTATCTCCATTTAAAATCCATATAAATATAATTAAAATTTAAATTATATTATGGTCACTTGACAATCAAGCTTAAATAGTTTATGATTGTCTTATATTAAGGGGAGTTTACACGTAAACTCTTATTTTGCGGCTGTAGTTCAGTGGTAGAACGCTATCCTTCCAAGTTAGATGTCGTCGGTTCAAGTCCGATCAGCCGCTCTTGACTTTTTGAAAAAAAAGTCTTATAAATAAAACATACTTGTTAAACAAAACAATGATTCGCTCGTCACTTAAAACTGAATTTAATACTCCAGTTTGGGATAATATGCCCGCATATCTCTGCGGACATATTGCGGATCAGTCCCCTTTTGGTATTATGGAAGAATAATATATCTTTCAACCATAATACTAAAAGGGGAGGAAACCAAAAGTTCCTCCCCTTTTTTATTGTTTGTGACAGTTTTTCGAGTGTCCACCAATCTTCCCAAACGGTCTGAAAGGTGGTAAGTTAATCAGGTGGTCGAGAGAGACCACACCGAACCTTGACAACTTAAGAGAAATCACATTATACTTTACATTTTGGTAAAGTTAGAGTAGAATAAATACTACCAACTGCTCTAACATAACTAAAATGAAGTCTAAATGTCTAACCTGTGGCACGGAGTTTTCTTACAATCCTTCTCAAAGGATTGGTAAGTATTGTTCTAATAAGTGTCAACAAGAGTATCAAAAGAACCAAATTATTGAAGATTGGAAAAGTAATTTTACTACTGGAATGAGATCTGGATTCAGATTAAAAAAACCAGTTAGGGATTACATTTTAAATAAATCTGATAATAAATGTTCTCTTTGTGGTTGGAATGAAATCAACCCATCTACTGGTAAATCTCCACTGGAAATAGACCATATTGATGGAAATTGTGAAAACAATCACGAGAATAATTTGAGGGTTCTTTGTCCTAATTGCCATTCTTTAACTGAGAACTATAAAGCACTCAATAAAAGTAATGCAAACAGGAAAAGATTAGATTATTTTAGACTTATTTAATGGGACACTGACGCAATTGGTTAGCGTAACACCCTTTTAAGGTGGAAGTTCTGGGTTCGAGTCCCAGGTGTCCCATTATCAATAGGTTAAGTAGTGAGTAAGAGACGGTAAGGAAGAGAACTGCCTAGTACTGCCGTCCACCTAATTGGGAGAGTGGCTACTGTCGGCAATATGTGTAGTCCGTGTCTGTAAAACACGTACATAGGAACCATCGGGGGTTCGATTCCCTTCTCTCCCACTTGACAACATACATAGTGTTGTCTATAACGGGATGTAGCTCAGAGGAAGAGTACTGGTTTTGGGAACCAGGGGCCGAGATTTCGAAATTCTCCATCCCGACTTGAGAATGGTCCAAACATTCTCCATTGATGCGGTTCGACTATACCGCTTTAACAAAATGGTCGCCAAATGGGGTCTTAGCTCAATTGGTAGAGCAATTGCTTTGCAAGCAATAGGTTAGGGGTTCGAGTCCCCTATTCTCCACTTGCGGAATTAGTTCAGTGGTAGAACGCAACCTTGCCGAGGTTGATGTCATCGGTTCAAATCCGATATTCCGCTTGGATACTTCAGGTATCCTAATGAAAAGGAAATGGGTTTTCGATTCTCCCCCTGGTAAACCAAGGATGCTTGGTTGTGCTGGAAAGTAGTTTAAATTGGTGCAAAGGTAGGTTATCCTATCCAAAAACTTCTTTTTCATTAACTTGGCCTTGTAGCTTAGCGGTTGAAAGCACCTGCCTGTCACGCAGGGGATCGGGAGTTCGAACCTCCTCAGGGTCGTTGGTAGTCGCTATGCAGATAGCATAGAAAGACGCCAAACAAAAGGAAGGTCAAGCAGATTGGCGACTGCAGCAATCTTGAAAATTGTCGAGGTGTTAAAGCCCTTAGGCGTTCGACTCGCCTACCTTCCGCCATGGCGTAGTAGGCGAATTGGTTACAGCCATCACCCTTTCAAGGTGAAGTTTGCGGGTTCGAATCCCGTCTACGCTTCTTGCTTCTTTATGAAGCATCTTTATTCCCTTATAGCTCAATTGGCAGAGTAGGCGGCTGTTAACCGCTTGGTTCCTGGTTCGAATCCAGGTGGGGGAGTTGAAGGTATATCCTTCATATCTGGGGGTAGCTCAGTTTGGTAGAGCTGGGTGTTTGGAACGCTCAAGTCGCAGGTTCAAATCCTGCCCTTCAGACCACGGGAACATAGCTCCAATTGGTAGAGCACACGCCTGAAGAGCGTGGTGTTATCGGTTCAAATCCGATTGTTCCCACTTTGGAATCGTAGCTCAGTGGTAGAGCACTCGGCTGATAACCGAGCGGTCACAAGTTCAAATCTTGTCGGTTCCACTTTGGAAGATTGGCAGAGTGGTTAATGCAGCGGTTTGCTAAACCGTGAGGGTAAAACCTCCGTTGGTTCGATCCCAACATCTTCCGCCATAGAGAGTTGTCTGAGTGGTTTAAAGATCCTGCTTGGAAAGCAGGCGGTGGTGACATGTGTTGCCCCCCAGAGGTTCGAATCCTCTACTCTCTGTTCGGCAGTATAGCTGAGTGGTAAAGCACATCATTCATAACGATGCGATCGTGGGTTCGATTCCCACTACTGTCATGTGTGCGTAGCATAATTGGTTAATGCACCTGATTGTGAATCAGGTTTATGTCGGATCATAACCGATCGCACACTCCGCCCGATTAGCTCAGTGGTAGCAGCATCTGTCTTGTAAACAGAAGGTCGTCAGTTCGAATCTGACATTGGGCTCTCAACTATCTGAAAAATTCTAGATAGTTTAATGTTCCTGTGGTCCGAATGATTTAGGCGACGGTCTGCAAAACCGTAAATGCAGGTTTGAATCCTGTCAGGAACTCTTCCCTTTATGGGAATATAATCCAGAATCGGCTAATAGGCAGGCCACCACACTTTGAATGTGTTTATCTAGGTTCGAATCCTAGTTCTGGAATTGTCGCATTTGCGGCAACAATCTCGTTCGGACCCGGTTTCGATTACCGGATACTCCACTTTATGGGGTATAAAGGATTTCGACGGGCGAGAGGGTTCTGAGAATAAATCTCAATAACATCGTATCTTTCCGCAGAACTGCTGTTGCTGTTTGAGCAATAGTACTTTGAGCGAATTGGGAGATTTCTCCCTTTTTTGTCCGAGTAGCCCAACTGGCAGGAGGCACTATCTTGAGGGGGTAGACAGTGCGGGTTCGAATCCCGCCTCGGACATTGCCAGTTCAGAAACTGGCATATCACTCTTGACCTTTGGGTCAATCGATGATATTTTAAGAAAGTGATTATGGGAGTGTAGCCCAATTGGTAGCAGGCACATGATTTAGGATCATGACAGTGTGGGTTCGAGTCCCTCCACTCCTATATGCCCACGTAGCCCAACTGGCAGCAGGCAAGAGACTTAAAATCTCTAAAGTGTGGGTTCGAATCCCACCGTGGGTATTACAAACTTTGAGTTTGTATTTTTGCCGAAGTGATCCAACTGGTAGAGGTGGCCGCCTCAAAAGCGGCATGTTGTGGGTTCGAATCCCACCTTCGGTATTCCATCGGCAGATGGAAAGGTAGATTTAGATAATGCATTATCTAAGTATACCTGGAACTCTTATTATCGGTTCGATTCCCTAGCTCTGGCGAGGATAATAAAAGTTCCTTAATTTTCTTGGGTTGTTCTAATGGTAAGATGCGGGTCTCCAAAACCTTGCGATGGGAGTTCAAATCTCTCACCCTTGGCCAAATAATAATGTAATTTGAAATGGCAATTAGCACATAAAACTTGACACTTATTGATTTCAGATAAAATTTTGTTGATAGACCATCCATTGTTTATAGCAAGAGAAATTTCTAATTCTTTTTCTTTTGGATCTATATGATGAAATTGAATAGTTGCAGGGTGATTTTCACTACATATTTCACATTTTAAATTAGTTTTGTAATTACTAAACCATTCTTTTATTTCCTTTTTTCTTTGTTTTATTTTACTACAACTTTTTTCTTTATTATTGTGATACCATTTTCTTCTTGATTCTCTTCTTCTTTCTTGATTTTTTGGATCAGATAACCAGTCTTTAGATGGCATTTTGTTCTCCTATTAATAAAGTCTCCTAAATTATTTATAAGTTTTGGATACTATAATCATGCCCTCTTAGCTCAGTGGACTAGAGCACTTGGCTACGAACCAGGTTGTCGCAGGTTCAAATCCTGCAGAGGGCGCCACTTAAATCTAAATATTACGAGGTGCAACAAAAGCAATGGAATCCGTAGAACCACATAGCACAATATTGGTTCTAAACAGTTCTTATGAACCATTACATTTTACTAACTGGAAAAGAGCAGTCGTTCTTCTATTCAAGGAGAAAGCAAGGCTGATTACTAAGCGTGTAATTCGCTTGGTAGAATATGTTAGAATTCCTTTTAATTGTGGTAAAGAATCTTTTCCAACAAGATCTTTAATTTACAAAAGGGATGATCATGAATGTCAATACTGCGGATCCAAGAAAGATCTAACTATTGACCATGTGATTCCTCGTTCAAAAGGTGGACAGGACACATGGGAAAACCTTGTTGCTTGTTGCATCAAATGTAATTTAAAAAAAGGAAATCAATTACTTTCTGAAACAAATATGAAATTGAAGAAATTACCAAAAGCACCTTTCAATCGGGTTTATTTGGATCTTCAAAAGAGTAGAGTTGATGAATGGCAAGAGTATGTAATTGGTTAAGGGCGGTTTTAGGACTGTCACAGGGGGGTTGACACGAGATCAGCACTCTGGTATTCTTAAGGGGTGGTTGAGAGATCGCCCCAAAATATAATGCCCGATGACCCAGCTAGTGACGGGACCTGCCTTACAAGCAGGCATCGACGGGAGCATAACCTGTATCGGGCATCACCTTCGGGTGTAAAGATGAGGCAGCAATCTTATACGCACTAAACGTTTAATTTAGCCAGCCAAAAACTCATCTTGTCTAAAGTTGATTCAGCAGAACAATGTCTCCAACATCTTCTGTGAAATCGACAATTCACAATCAACTTGGAAAAACATCATGACTTTCATTACTGCTCTCGAAACTCAAATGAACAACACCGTGACTGCTAACGGTGCAAAATCTTATAAGTCCACGCTGAACAAGTGTCTGGATTTGTTCGGTAAAATCGCTGCTTGTCGTAAGGATGTAAATCAAGCACAGAAACTATTTGCCCATGCCTATGCCGAAAACCCTGAGACTGCTACTCGCATTCTCTTCTGGGCACGGGATATTCGTGGTGGTCAAGGAGAGCGTGAAGTTTTCCGTAATCTCTTCAAGTATCTTGTTACTGAGAACTCTGAAATTGGCCAAAAACTGGTTTCTCTGGTTCCTGAATATGGGCGCTGGGATGACCTTCTGGTTCTGGAAAATACTTCTGCATGGGAAACTGTGCTGAATACAATTCAGAATCAACTGAATCGTGACCGTGTTTCTTATAAGGCAGGTGAACCTGTTTCCCTGCTTGCAAAGTGGTTGCCTTCTATCAACGCTTCCAGTAAGGATACCAAGCGTCTGGGTCGTAAGATCGCTGCACATCTTGGTCTGACTGAGCGTGAGTATCGTAAGATTCTGAGCAATCTGCGTACTCATATTAATGTTGTCGAAAAGGCGATGTGTTCTAAGGAATGGTCTGCAATTGATTATTCCAAGCTTCCTTCTCGTGCTGCTTTCATGTACCGTAAGGCATTTGCAAAGCAAGACAGCACTCGTTACCAATCGTATCTGAATGCTGTGGCGAAGGGCGAAGCAAAGATCAATGCATCTACTCTGTATCCTTATGATATTGTTGAACAGTATCTTTATAAAGGTGCCCAAAACGACAAAACTATTGATCTGCAGTGGGAAGCACTTCCTAACTATATGGAAGGTAAAGAGTTCAACGGACTCGTTGTTGCAGACGTTTCTGGTTCCATGTCCCAGTATGGTGGTCGTCCTATGTCAGTTTCTATCTCTCTTGCAATGTATATTGCAGAGCGTAATACTGCTCAATTGTGGAAGAATAAGTTCCTGACTTTCTCTGAACGTCCTGAACTACAATCCATCGTTGGTTCTACCATCGGATCTCGGATTCAAAATTTGTCCCGTGCAGCATGGCAGATGAATACTGACCTTATGGCAGTGTTCAAGACTGTTCTGGATGCTGGTATGGAGCATAACGTTCCTGCAAGCGATATGCCAAGCAAGCTGATAATTGTATCTGACATGCAGTTTGACCAGTGCTGCCGCTCCAACAAGCGAACTAACTTTGAGCAAATTCAGAAACTCTACCGCAAGGCAGGTTATGAAATGCCTCAATTGGTTTTCTGGAACGTGAACTCTTATGCTGACGTTCCAATTCAGGCTCATAATACTGGCACTTGTCTGGTGTCTGGTTGCAGTCCTTCAATTCTGAAGTCTGTATTGACTGATAGTGTTCTCACTCCAGTTGACACCATGAACGATGCAGTGTATGATGAGCGTTATGCTCCAATTGGTGAGGTCTTCGCCTGATCAATTCGGCAGAGGGGGGTTGACAAACTCTTCTCCCCCTGCTAAGATAAAAAGACAAAGATGATTCAGCAATTCTCTGCTGGTTATGCAAACAAACATCATCTAGTTTTGCCGAGATAGTTTAATTGGATAAAACGCTATAAAATCGGTTATCTAGCAATAGATACGGACAGCAATTCTATTATTCCATGTTAAGGAAGTGTTCTGGGTTCGAGTCCCAGTCTCGGCGTCAGATGGTTATCCATCTGTCAATTTACCAGAATAGTGTAACGGTAGCACGCTTAAACAATCGGTTATCTAGTTTTAGATACGGACAGCAATACTATTAATCCAACATACAAGGAGGAAGTCTAGGTTCAATTCCTGGTTCTGGTATCAGATAGTTCTCTGTCTGTTTTATGGGAAATCTCTCTGGGGGACCGGAGGTTATCTAGTTTCAGATAAATACTGCACGACACTTAATAAGTTCGACTCTTATATTTCCCACATGCCGAAGTAGTGTAATGGTAGCATTTAACAATCGGTTATCTTGTTTAAGATACGGACAGCAATTTCTATTATATTTCTCTGGTTAAGAAAAGGTTCGGGTTCGATTCCCGACTTCGGCTTTAGGTAATTCAGCAATTAACTTCTTGCATTTTAGAGAAAAACAAAAATTACCTAGATAAATAAATCTAAGATAAGTCAGCAAAATCCTCTTGGATAATTTGTCAGAATCTGGCAATAAATGGTTCGATTCCATTAACTATCTTATCTTGTACATAGCGGAGAAGTGTAACGGTTGCACAGAAGTCTCATAAGCTTCAGGTAGGTGGTTCAATTCCACCCTCTCGCCATTAACACTGTTGGTAGTCTAGTGGTCAGGACACCCCGACAAGGGAGTTAGAGAAGTAGGGGTTCGATTCCCCCCCAACAGTAAACTTATTTTTTACATATGCAAGTTGAAGTTAATTCTATTAATATCGCAAGGTTTTTAAGTGAATTAGAAGGATGTTATATCTTTACCAAATATATGGGGTTTGAAGATGATATGAATATGATTGACGAAATGAAGAAAAGATATTATAAACTTTACTTCAAACTTTATAAAGAAGAGAAATTTTATTCGGAATAACTTATAAAGTGTGTGAAAGAATAATTAATTTATCATAGCTAACTTTGATTCTGATACTTCGAGTTTTATATTACATTAGATCTATATTAATAATAGCAATTTAACTTCTTTGAGTTTTTGTGTTATAAATATATAAAAAAATGAAAACGTTTAGCGAGTTTCAAAAGCACTTTGGAGCAAAAAAACATTATATCACAGATCCAGTGACCCATAGGCAAATACGAGTCCCAAAAGGACATTCTGTTCCAGTAAGTCGCTCTAGCTCTAAAGGAAGTGGTGGAGATGGGTCTGGCAATGGTGGAAGTGGCAGTAACGGAGATTAAAATTTTTATATATTAATCATGGAAAA